GATAGTATTAATTTAGCTTATACAAATATAACAACAATAGATAGTTTCTTAAATACATTTTCTGATATATATACAAATTATAGTATTCAGAACTTGAACTTAGATGCTATGAGTACAAGTATAAATAATAAGCAAAACGAGTATTCATCTTTTGTAGCATATTCTAATAGATTAAGAATTGATCCTACTAATGACACTTTAATTCAAACTGTTCTTGCTTCTAGAACATCTCTTACTAATATTGACTATACTACAAATCAAAATTTAAATAATATAGCACTGACGCAAAATCAAATCAATACGGCAAAAGATAAATTTTTAGTAACATATCAAAATATTTTCTTCTCTAATGAAATTATAGAAAATGAAAAAGTAATAAGCTCCTTTTTAATGAAAGGATTTAATTCAGCTGTTTTTTAATCTTGAATTAAACATTCCTCTATAGAGGTAGTTTCTTTTTTAGAACGAGCTGGCATACTTTTACCTGAATCTGCTCCTATCTTCCAGCGTTCAATCTTATATGCACATTTTTCATAATATTCACGCCGTTTTCGCCATTGTGATTGATACATACTATGGTTATCCACAATGTCTACTATAACTGGTGCTAAATCTCGTTGTTCAGGTCGAATACGTAGAATACGCCCTGTACTTTGTTCGACTGCCTTTCGAGGACTTGCGAGAATCACTGCATTAAGAGTTTTAATATTCATTGCCTCACTTGCCATTGCATATGTTCCAAGAAGAACTCGTGCTGTTACTGCCCCTTCTTCACGCACAGATTCTTTCATACCTCCAATATAATATGCTAGAGTTAGCGTAGAATCTGCCTCTTTTACAAGTTGTTCTAGGCGTTCCAGAAGTCCAATACGCTCAGAAAGAACTAATACACGGCGTGCCGGCTCTTCACATAGTTTTCGTATCCATCGCACGATTTCTCTACTACGTTCTTCGCATCCTATGATATTTCCAAGAAGCTGTGCCATCACTGGCTCGCCTTTCCAGTTTGTTGGTACAGTATTATATGTCACATCATCGACTTCTATAGAGACTGATTTTACTTCTACTGTTGGATCTGGCTCACGTGTTTTCTCCCAATAAACTGGTTCACCAAGAAACCAAGTAAAGACTTTTGTCAAACCATCTTCACGTGTAGGTGTAGCAGAAAGTCCCAGCATTTTTCGTGTTTGAATACGCTGTAGAGTTTTTGAAAAGTGTTGGGCACCGAGATGATGACACTCATCGAAAATGGTAAACCCGAAATCAGCAAAGAGTCCATCAGGTATATCTTGTCCACAAATTGTCTGGATCATACAAATACTACAATCGTATTTTATAGGGTCCAGTTCTCGTTTGGGACCTTGAATGATTCCGATACGAATCCCAGGTAATAGGGCTTCCATTTCTCCACGCCATTGATTCATTAGAAATTCTTTATCAACAACCACTAAAAACCGTTTACCAATCCGTGCTGCTATTCCCAACGCCATAAATGTTTTCCCTTTCCCACACGGTACACAGATAAGTCCATTCGCCCCGGCATCTATAAATGAACTCATAATACCTTCTTGATAGTCATATGGCTTCCCTTTGAAACTTAACTCAGAACGCAATGAAATACCATCTGGTACAAGATTTTCTTCCGCAACTCCATATGTTTTTTCACCCCACCCACGTGGAACATACCATCGTGTTGGTGATTCACGATATATCTTAAATGTAGCTGCTGCCAGAACTGCTTTTGTTGCAAACTTTGCATTTAACTTTGGAACAACTGTAAGTTCTTCCTTCATTCCTGCAGTTTCTGCCTCTGTTAGTTTATTCTTAAGAATAGAATATCCTTTTGTTGTAAGAATCTTTGTTGCCATTTTATAAAGTTTTAGTTCGCTTGGGCAAGTCAAATTTATTAATGCCAAATAGTAAGATGAGTATTTCCCCCATTTTAGTTGTATTACTTTTATCGTGTGCCTTATTTGTTCTCACTCCTTATCTTCCATGTTCAGTATTAAAACTAACAACTGGTAATAGTGTTGGTTCGGCAGTTTTGTTAATGCTTGTGTTATATGCTCTTTCAATAGATGAGATTCTTGGATTAGCGGTATTTCTTGCAGTAGCTGCTCTGTTTTTAGAACAACGTCGGCGTACTGTTCAAACTGTTAGCAAGGCAATAGATTCTAAGGAAACTCCTTCTTTTTCTGTAGAGTTATTGGATAAACCGGCAGAAAATCTTGTTCCAGGTGAAGTACATCCTTCAAGCAAAGATGCCGATGTAGAAGATTATTCATTTGAACCAACCGAAGAATCTGGTACAAACAAGTTTGAAGATGTAGGAGAAAGTGTTCAAGAAAAACAACCTTTAGATACGGTTCCACCGCAACCAAGTGTTGTATCAGAAATGTTACAAAATAAAGGTCTCGCCCACGTTAATTAAGCATAACACCTATTACAAATCCAATAAATCCTGTTATTAATAACATAATACCGTATCTTGGTATATAGAGTGTCCAATGATTATGGACATTTGCATCTATTCCTGCTTCTAAAAAGAGAATCATAGCAAAATGAAATATCATCCCAAATAAAAGAACAGAAAGTATTATACCAAGAGCTGTTCCCATATATTTTTCAAGTCTTCCAGCATCCATTGTTCCCGTTACATTATTCATAGCTCGTACTTGGTCTCTTTTTTCTAAAACATCTGTTAATACTTCTCCAGAATTTACATTCACACTGAGTTTTCCATCTACAATGGCAGAATCAGGATCGATAGCAACGCACTGGTAGGCGCTGGTATCATCTTGACGAACAACTGTTTCTACCTGCGGATATATTCGTTTGAAATCATTAAAATTCAAGAGATTTGATGTAACCATCACATATTTACTAAAATTTGCATACCCTACTATTGTTGATGTTCCTGATAGGCGACTCAAATAGGATGGAGAAAAACTTCCAAAATCTGTTCCACCCCGTATACTAAGAATTTTTGTCATTAATGCTGAAGAAACCTTAATACCATCTGTACTTACAAAAACGTATGCATTGTGTGATGGGGATGTTGAACTATAACCTGCTAGACATATTGCATAAAAAGCAAACCGCGCACGTGAATTTGACGGAAAACACGATTGTAATGAAAAAGGGCCATTTGCATTTGGATCAGATAATCCATTTAAATACGTAGGATTTGTTGTTGTGCCGTCACGCAAAATAGGTATTACAAATGTTATATGTGAATATTGATATGTTGAACTAGTTGTTGCAAATGTAATAACAATATCTTCTTTATTTAAAGCCTGTGATGAAAGAGGAAGTATCCAAGATGTATGAGAAGCCTTTATAAATTGTACACTTGATACTGTGTAGCTACTGTTTTTGAAACGGAGTGTAGTAAGATTTGTATTTCCTGCACCAACTTCGTCTGTTTTTGATTCCATTTTAGGATCTATAAACATTGGTGGTGTAGATCTTGCAGCCCATTGTATATCCATTGTAATAGGCTCATTTACTCCGTCATAAAGAAGATCTGTAATAGTTGCGCTCAACTGTAAGGGAAATCTTGTAATAGCTCCACTAGGGCACGACATGTCTTTAGTAAGACTCTATCGTTAGACGTTAAATAATCCCAGGAATATATGTGGGTCCATCAAACCGATAAATCGTAGCAGTACCTTTTTGATTTGTAGGAATAACAGTGACAGTATCACGATCAGTCAGTTCTTCACATCCAATATCATCTTGACAATCGCGCCGTTTATGCTGAATAGGAAGTTGAACGGGGTTATAAGTATCGGTCCGGGTATAGTATTGAAATCTATCTGAACGTGATGTCGTACGTCGCCCATATAAAGGAAGAATCTGTCCATCATCTGTTTTTATAACACCCATCGATTGATATGTTTCTGGTATGCCACGTGTAGGGATTCGTGGAAGTTTACCATATATCTCTGCTGCGGTTGGTATATCTGGTGTAGTAATCCAATGACGCTCAGGTTTAGGAGCTTGAGTATAACGGTCATCACCGCTTTGACCAGCTGCAATCTGAATAGCTACTGGTAGCTGTGGTTGTGGCTGTGTTTGTGTTTGTAACTTTAGAGGCGTTCCATAGTTAAGTAAATATAAAGATATTGATATCACTAATACGGCTAAAAATAAAAGTGTGGGAGTTATACAAAATACACCTGGAGGACATTTATTACCATAAAATTTCCCAGGCATTCTAATACGATTAGATAGAATAGTTAAGCATTGCCATCTAAAAAGCAGGACCTGCTCCTGCGGCAACACCATCCAATGAGGCACTATCAGGTGCATACAGATCCGTTCCTTTCTGTGCTCGTGCTACCTCCTCAGCTAAACGATCCTGACCTGTTTGAAGATAAGGATTGTCTTTTGGCAGCATATTTATTGATTCTTTGGAGATAGGAAAAGAATCTTCGGAAGGAGGATAAATCAGAACGCGCGCTTTTGCAGAAGCAGGAATGCTTGAGCCAGGCACACCTTCTCTTGATAGCTCATCTATTCCCTGTAGGGGCGTATTATCAAGAATATTAGCAGATTCGAGAACTCCAGTTACTACTTCTACTTTTGGAGCAAGAGGTACCGTAGTCTTTACATGTTCAATACGTGCCTGTACTGTTACGGGGTCTTTAGCTTGAAATCCTTCTGCGCCCATTGGCTCGACTTTAGGGGCTATAATATTATTAAATGGCTTAATAAGCAGAGCTGCTAATAATATTCCTAGCATAACTAGTTTCGATTTTGTGATTGCAAACGAAATAGCTGTAATACCAATCGCAGTAAGAGCAGTGCCGAGGCGTTGTGTGTAAAGTATATAAACAGTTAAAAAAACAATTATGGCAGGAAGTACGTAGGTTTCAAGATTAACACTCATACCGTTTCTCTATATTTAGTTTATAGACTAAGCAGCGGAACAATCACTCTTTGTAGGACCCAAAAGGAAGCTCCTGCCACTACGGATTTTATTAAGAGTCCAATAATTGTAAGCTCACCTGTAGATTTTACCATAGAAGGTATGTAATGTGCAAAAAGGAAATTCACAACGGGAAGGCTGAAAATAAACACAAGAATAGATACAAAAAATGCCACACGTAACTCATCAAGACTGCGCGCAAACCAGGAGCGTTTTGGAGGTAGAGTTGGGCTTGGCGCACGCTGTTGAGGTTGATATGAGGCACCCCATTGTTCACCACCCTGAGGGGCTGCTGTGGGGCCACTTGTATTCATCATTTGCGCAAAATCAGCCGGAGTTGGCTGGCTATTACCAATCATATGAGCCATTGCAGGGGCGTTATCCATTTGACGAGGGGCGATTGTATTCGGATTTGGTGAATTGATAACACCTTGATTAAATCCTCCTGTCGCCGGAGGCGGTTGAATAGGAGGATTCGTGGGAGCAGTCCCACCGTTCATTTCATTTAATATATTCTGTACGAAATCACCATCTCCTTGGGCCGGGGCACTATCAAGCTCAGAAAGAAGAGTACTCATTTATCTGTTCTGAAGAATCGCAGCAAAATGCATTCAGCGTATGAAACGCTCAAATGGTTCTATTACGCCGCGAGTAGGACATACAATTGGTTCTGCACGAAACTGAAAACAATCTGTTCCGAGCTGATAGGTTGATTGCTTTACTTCTTCAAAGGGTGGTGCCTTCAGAATACGACATTCACTTCCATTACAAACTGGCTTTAATACTGCCATACATCCAAGCCCGAGTACAAAACTAAATAGAATATTAAATGATTCTGTCTTAAGGAATTCAAACATACTACCGTGAAATACTATTAAATATAATTACTCCAAATAGGATGTTGGATCATATACGTGTATTACCATTTATTGTAGGCTTAGCAGTTGGACTAGGATTGCTTTTTTATTACAAAGCTCCACGGAAAACTATATATGAATATCCCCATCCACAGAACGTAAATGAACGTGTGTATCGGGATGATAATGGAGTATGCTATAAATATTCTTCTAAAAAAGTGGAATGTGATGCGAATGAAGCTACACTACGCCAGTATCCTATACAGGGTTGAAACGCCGTGCATTATTAATGATTGCCCCCACTTTAGCCTTTTCCTGTTCCTCTTCAGTAATCACACCCTCCTTTGGAGCATTATTTACAGGAGCTTCTTTTAAGTTTCCTTCACGTAGTTGAGTACGAACTGTTTCAAGTGCCATACCCACGGCATTTTCTCCTTTCCATTTGGCCGGATCAAGAACACCACTATCTTTTTCTGCTAATCCAATGCCTGATGGACCTTCCCGAATATCTGCGAATATTAATGTGTCCGTACCCGTGGCGATTAAACGCTCCTTTAGAGCCTCCGTTTGTTGATATATTTCTGTAAATATCTTCAGCCAGAGTCCCTTTGCATCAGCAGGATGTGCCGTTATTTTACGAGTCATTAAACGAATTGTACGCGCTGAACGAGTTTTTAGAAGACTGGCGCGTAAATCAGCCATTCCGAGTTCTCTTGCCCGTTCCGCTTCATAGGCCTGTAGACCTGTAAAGTATTTAGTATCATCCATTGTAAACTCTACGGGCCACATTGGACTTAAAAAGCCATTTACATCGGCGTCCGTATCGAAGAATATACGAGCTTTACGCCCATCTTTTAGAGTTTGTTTATATGTGAGTTCAGAAGGTTCACCGCCCGCAGCTTCATCAGCAGCAGATTGTGCAACTGCCTTTTCATCTTTATCTATAATATATTTGCCCTGGTCGTGTTCCGGCTTGAAGTCATAGAAACATAGACGCATGACTTCCTTATCCCACGGATCTTTTTGTCCAAATAACTTTCGCTCCTCATATCGTTCTGATAAAAGAAGTTCCTTTGTAACCGGGTTATCAATCGATATAATATCTCGAATGGCTGACCGGGCAGCACTTAATCGTGCATCAAGTTCTGCTACTTTTTGATTAGCAGCTATTACCGCGCGCATACCTCCTGTATTTCTATAGGATTCCCAAGCTTCATTCAGTGCAAGACGTTCAACTTCATATTGTTCTTGTAAATCGGCAATCGTTTCTAGACGATATTCTTCTAAGGCGGACAGTTCGGACGGCTCTAAAGGCATAAACCGTTTCAATTGTATTGTTCCTGATTGGCCTTTTTCTGTAATCTCTAGATTTCCATTTGCAGTATATTGATATCCAAGTGGATTTCTTCCTCGTTTTTGAAAAAACTTACGTATACTTTCAAGAACAGATTTGTCGTAGGGGTCTTTTGGTAACTCAAAAGATATTGGAACTGGAGCTGGAGCTGGAGCTGGAGCTGGAGCTGGAGCTGCAGCAGGAAGATTCGCAGCTGCGGTATTTTGCATATCTTCTCTTTCTGCCATCTGGTCAATGGGAGGAAATAGCTTGGGATATATAACCGATGATATTCACTATGCTCTCCGTATTACTTTTGGTATTGTACACGGAGTTATATTAACACTGTTTAGCTTCGGCCTCGCCCTATTTTTTCCGTCATTATCACAGTTTCTTTTTGCTCTGTTTGGATGTGTAGTAATTCCACTAATTAGTTTTATTCTTACCATTTTTTGTAATGGATGTATTGAATACGTGGCACAATCAACATTAACTGTGGCGCGAATTCTTAAAACAGCGTGGATACCCCCTGTCGGAGTATTTTGTGTAAACTTATTTATTTTACCTTTAGAGCTATTACCATTTACTGGACCATTAAATACTCTTTTATTAACATCTATTATTATCAATTTAATGATAACAACTGTTCTTCAAGTATATGCCGCACGTGATATTCAACTCAATAGCATATCATAAAAATACTATTTAGTATCCTGGAGCGAACACTATAGATTCTACAATTGGTGCTATAATTATATATATGCTGGGCGAAATATTGCAGCTTGCATAATTGGTGTTATAACTACATAAGCAATTAACATTGAGAACCACTGTAGTGGCATTTTAAGGACGGTATAAATATCTGTCTCCCCAAAGGCAACACCATTTTTCAAAAATAAATACATAAAATATACAGAATATCCTGCACCGGATAGAAAAAATAACAGAAACCCATAATAAAAAACGTTTAAGAGTAAAATAGAAGCTGCATCTTCTTTAGGATCTAGTACTCTAAAATTGTCATATTGTTTAAAGTTAATACATACAGCAATTAATACAAATAAACAAATGAGTAAGAGGATTTGATATCTCTTCATTTATTACATGTAAATATTTTTATTCATCCTCCAAATCAGCCGGTGGTTCAGTTCCTACATATACATACCTAGGAACTCCTTTTTTACGCATAACATTGCTATTGAGTTTGTAGTATCCGGGTTTAGATGCTTGTTCCGTCGTAGGCCCAGATACTGGTAAAGGTTCTACAACCGTTTCACTCAGGTTTTTTGCAATGGCAGCTGCACTTATTAGTGTCGTAGTATGTTCTTTAAAGAATAATCGACCGAATCCGTAGCTTATAACAGCCCAAACTATACAAAACATCCAAAGAGGAAATACAGTTGTTTCATCACCGCCGACACCAAATTCCTTCCATCGACCGTCTTTATGAAACATAATGCTTGGTTTTAAATATAATAAAGTAGCTATACCTACTAAGTATATAACCATACTTAATAGGAGTAATCTCATATCTGTTGATACTGGAGGTTTCTATATCTACAAATCATCCGCCGCAGTTTGTTCATTATCATATCCGCCTTCCGCGCCAACACCGCCACCACCATATATATCGTCTTGAAGAAGAGCAGTAGCGTGCGCAGCAGCATCTGCATTTATAGCAAAATCTCCTAATCCCATTTCAATACGTTGTTCACGTTCTCGATCAAGTTGATCGGGGTCAAGAGTAATAATAGCCTTTGTACCACCTACAGCCCATTTTCCTAGGCCTAACCGTTTCATCATAAGATCCGCTTTCTTTTCTTCAGGCGTCATCTTGTTTTGTCCAGTCATAAATAAATCCTTTTCTGCCGCTGTACGTCGGGCAATCAAATCACGGATTTCGTCTTCTGTAAAATTCAGCCCCTCTAGCTGTAAACGACTTAGACATACTTCTAGAATATTGATTGGTACACGCGCAGTAGGCTCTACAGTTCCACCTGTTGCAACAACTCCCTCGGGTATGACATTGGGATTAATAAATTCTCCTAATACTCCTACTATAATGGCAGCTACAAGATACGTTGTAGCTTGTTCACCACCTGGTACTAGTTTTGGGCGTATTTCATTTTGAATCGAATAAAGGACTGCCGAAAGTTGCCGTTGTGCCTGTTTTAGTTTTATTTCTGAATATCCTTTTACTACTTTCTGAAGATTCTGAAGATATGCTAAATGCGATCCTAGTGCGCCGTTTACTTCATCTTGAGTTTCTTTTGGAAGATCATATGATTTTTGTACTTTTAAAGATTCAGGCTTAAATTTTAATGTAAGACGCTGAAATGGTACAAGAAAGTATGTACGTATGGATTCTACAATCTGGCTTGGTGATTGTTTAATAAGAGATTGAAGTGTTTTTACTGAAATTGTGCCAAGACGTACTTGAATTTCTCCTAACACTCCAACCATATAATCCGATAATGGGGCATATGCTTCCGCGATAGACATTTCTTCTGCTCCTGGTGGTAACTGTGAAGCGCGTGAAATAGTTTCCGCCATAAGTTTACGGAATCCTTCAAATGGTTCTGGTTCTAAAGAAGCTATTTTTGCTAAAAGTCCCGTACCAGTTAATGGTTGAACACGTTCTGGTGTGCTAACGTGAAATCGTGTATGTGCCGCATCCAGAACATTTTCAAATGTACTTCTGTCCACTACTATTTTTTGTGACTCTAACGCGGATTTCCCCTTTGTGATAATACTGTCTGTTTCATTCTTCCACTCAGTATAAAGTTCTTTTGTTAAAGGAGGGCCTGCCGTCACTGCATATGGATTATCAGGATATACAAAGCCACAATGGGGGCAACTATTCGTGTATCCAAACTCGTGAGGCAATCCTTTTCTTGGTCCATCATAACAGACACGTAGAAATACACGATAAAAAAGATCTTCAGGAGGATCACTCAATATTTTTGTCATACGTCTGGGAATAAATTTTATTAATAAATTAGAGGAAGCTTGCCCGCGAGGTGTTGTCTTAACAGGTAGTTTTGGTAAAGTTCCTTCTTTTGTTGTCCAAAAACTGCGTGGTTCTGAAACAGGAGTAAAACAACACGATGTTTCTATATAAGGTGAGCCACTTATATATTGACCATTTTCACGGGCGATTCGGTGGCCAGTTTGAATCCACGCACGAACAACTTCTACAGGTCCTGCTGCTTCTGGAACAACAACTGCTTCTGCCGCTTCCGCAGCCTTAATAAAATAAGGAACTGGCCGAAATCCATTTGGAACATTTTCAGGAATATGTTCACCAAAGGATACTTTCCCGTATATTTTTTCAAGATGTGCCCGTTTAAATGAAATCAGCTGTTGAACAACTGCCGTTTTTACAGCATCTGTGGTCATTTTTTGTATACCTCCTGCGATAGCTTCTTGACGTTTTTTATCAATACTGATTGTCTGGAATCCTGTTAAACTCCAGGGAGGTTCTGTTGACTTAATAGAAGATACGGCGCAACTGATATAATTAATACCAGTTTTATCTTCTTCTTTTCCCATTGGATATCCTGAAAATCCAGCTACACATCCAGGGATTTTATAGCGTAAAATGAAATCTGGTACGTGTGTCTGAATTTCAATAAGACAATGCGCACCAACAGAAGATACTAATAAACGATTGATTAAGATATCATAATCAAGTGGTTTTCCTTCTCCTTTTCTTGATTTTATTAGTTTGGCATATTCTTCACGCGAGGGTTGTTTTAGAATATCAGATTCTACACGCTGGACAATCCGTTTGAAACTATCCGTATCTCCATAAATGCCTAGTTTATCAAATACTTGGCGAGCAGATTTATGTATAGTTGTTTGCATTTCAGAAGCGAATTTAGTCTCGTCTTCATTGCCTAGTAAAGTATTGATTTCTCCTTCAGCAGCAGCAGCTGTATTAATAAGTGCAGCATTATTTGCCATTGGCCGCCCATTATCATCAAACTCCATCGACTGATCGAATTCTAACTCAGAAATAGGTTGTCCACAGTTCTTACACATAAATCTTCCGTGAAACATACCTCCGCTAAATGACAGAAGAAGTTCTTTGTGTATTGTATCCTTTTCACGCGGATGTAAATATTCTTGAAGCTGTAGAAACTCGTGCTGACATATTAAGTTGTGTTGATTGCCTTGAGCAGAAGCAGAACATTTAATCCAATTATTCTGGACTGGCCCACGAAATCGCGCCAACATTCTTGAAAGAAGTTGCATTCGCTCATCGTCATTTTTTACCTTACGAATCGCATCTAGACTATCTGTGTGTGGACACTGAACTGGTTGAGGAATCTCGCCGGCCCCCATTTTCTTTTCAGCTTTTAATAAGGCTTGGCGAAGTGCCTCTAAAAATTGGTCACGCACACGCCGATTGCGTTCTCTTGCTAGAGGACCTGGTATACCAGCAAGCACTGTAAGAAGAAGATCCGACATCTGTAGTGATATTCCTGCTATCAGCGCCAAATCATTATCTTTATATGCGGGAATGCGGGCACGGATTTCTTCAATACGTGTTTGAATAAGTGGTTCTGATTGAAGACTTGCCATAAGATCTTCTAGCGATTCACCTTGAAGAAATGTATGATTTTCTAAGCGAAGAGCAGTAACTGCTTTTGTAGATAACTCTCGTTCTGTTGTTATATACTGTTTTAAAAGAGCACGATACTGTTTTATTTTATCAGTTAGAACGTAATATTGATCGACATTTAGTTCTCTCTGTGTGAGTCCTAAATTTTTCAGTTCTATAAGAGCATCGCCGACACCGCGAATATGAAATGGTTGTACTCGAAGCCATTCTTCTACTGCGATAATACCATATGTATTCCCACCTTCTCCTATTGAGATAATACTACCCGCAGTGGCTTCTTCAGGAACACCACCTAGCTCCTTTATGATTGTAAGAAGTCCCTTTGTAGGTAAATGACTATATGCGATATCTTTTTTGAGTTGACCAGAGCGACTAAGCCCTAAATTTCGCTGAGTACTTAGAGGAAAAAGCAGTTGATTTACAATAATACCTTCATCTCCTGATTCAATACGACGAGGAGTTTCTTTTTCCTTTAGACGAACTGAGCGTGGCCCAAGACCTTTCAAAAGTGATAGACGTACTTTCCCTACTAAGCTGGCGGTCGAAGCAAATGATTTGTCAATCAATCGTATATCTTTTTCATCTCCTCCTTCTCCGAAAACTGGGATACCATCTGTCACCATATCGATTCCATTTGGTACTGGTGCACGTAAAAACTCTTTATCTCCACGAAATGTCACTGTTTCACCCGATCCACTTTCGCTTACCCACGTTCTCATAAACCGCTTATAAAAATTCTCCCAACTTAAGAACCATTGTGGTAGGGCATCTGCTATAATAATCTGACCAGAAGTGCCGCCCAACTGTGTGTTCATAAATTCATTTGAGTCATCGACAACATCCCGTAAATAGTGTACATCTACATTGGGTAGTTCTTCAGGATTATCTCCATCTTCTGTTCTGTCTAAGTAAATACTACGATTTGCCTGTATAACCGGTCTTGCCAAAGGAATATCAGCTTTTTCAAGAAGTTCGGCAATTGTTTCAAACGACGTAGCATATTTACCTTCTGGTTCTCCTGTCACACTGTATTTGACAACTTCATTACGAAGAAGTATCAATTGTTCAACAAGCTGACGTGTATTACGTTGGTATTTTGCACTTTTCTGTGAGGCAATATCCAACATTTCAAGAAGATTTTGAAACATTTCATTACGTTGAACTATATCAGGATACACGCGTTGCGTAACAGGGCGTTCGACTAAGCCAGTCGGTTCTTCAATGGTTTCACCAATATTTCCAAATACGTCATATTCTACTTCTTCTTGTGGTTCGGGAATCCCTCCTTCACCATTATTCTGCGCTAAAGGGATTTGACGAGGTCGGAGTACTGCAAATCCTTCGTCGATTGGAATACCTACAAAGTTAAACTCAATCTTTTTTTCACCGCCAGTTTCATCTAAAAGAGTTATTGTATCTTCTGCTTCATTGATTTCCTTGATTGTATATTCAATTCCAGGTTCTCCATTTATCCCAAATGTTTCTGCGATTTGATCAACGTGTGCATCAATTTGAGAAACAAAAGCTGGCTCTGCGCGAGCGGATGTTTGAAAAAAGTTTGTTATACCGAGGCTGGGGTCAAGATCACCATCAACTAAAAGAATTTCAATCAGTCTGTCGGAAGCTCCTATAGGGAGAATACGAATACGCTCATCGTCCATATAGTAAATACGGCCTCTTGTACCATCCAGACGCCCGCCGGCTATATATATACTATCACCCAAGTTAAACTCAGGCGACTCTTCATCATTTGTCTCCATCTTCCTATGGTCATGTAAGCTTTTTACCACTCACCTAACGCGCAAAATTGATGGCTTAAGCAATAATATTATATGTATAACTACATATGTCAGTGCGTGTAAACCATTTTGAGAGTCTTTGCCAGCGTTTCTCTAGCTGGGCAGAGTTATCCGCCTTTCTGGAAACTCCAGAGGGTGGTTCTCTGAGATGTATTTCAGGTGCTCCGCCATTTACAGTTCTTCGGTATACGAAAAATAAATCAACAGGTACCGAAGTGTTTCGTTCAGTCGTCTGGGATACTGTGGCAAATCGTCCTGTTTGTGTGGCGCCGTTTCGTGCTAAGGAGGGGCTTCCACCACTTAATACACAGTTGTCTGCCACAGAGGATTTTATGGATGGATTTATGATGAATGCTTGGGTGGGGCAGGATGGAGTTCTACGTGTAGCCACCCGCACTCAGATTGGTGGTGACAATAAGTTCTATGCTGAGAAAACGTTTGGAGAGATGTTTGAGGAGTGTGTAAAAGCATCTCCTCTGAAAACGATGGAGGCCTTGTGTTCGGAGCTTGAGACATTGCGTGTAGAGCAGAATGCTGTCTCTGCTTTTGCGAGTTTTGTGCTCCAGCATCCTGCCCATCGTGTAGTAGCAAAGACAACAAATCCAAATCTCAATATTGTACATCTTGGTACGGTGACTGAATCTGGATTTGTTGAGATTGCTGAGCGGGCAACAAACTGGCCGCAGCTTCTTTCACGCCTCCAGATTCCTAGTTATTCTACGCGTAACTTTCACTCGGAGCAGGATGTTCAGGATCTTCTTCGGCGTACGAGTGTTCAGCGTGGATGGCGGTGGCAGGGACTTGTCTTTAAGGATGGTCACGGTGGCAGATGGCGTCTGCGTACTCCCACATATACGCTTCTACGTGAGTTGCGTGGATCAGAATCCAATGATTTGGATCGCTTCTTTCGTCTACGCGCAGACAGGCAAGTTGTAGACTATCTTAAACACTATGGGGAAGATCGCGAAAAGTTCTGGGATTTTGAACTCGCTCTTCGCGCGCGTACAGAGGATGTATTAGCGGCATATGTAGATGTTCACAAGGCACACCTAGTGAAGTTCAAGGAGTTGCCTGAGGGGTTGCGTCCAGCTGTCTTTATGCTTCACGTCAAATGGCGTGATGAGTTGCGCTCGAATGGATTCTCAGTACGTCTCCGAAATGCCATTGAGGTGGTAAATGCGATGCGTGATTTCGAGAAGCGCCGTTTAATGGAAGTTGCCCCATATGAAGCTAAATCACCTGCGAAAGACGATACTGAGCAGGAACAGGAAGAGGATGTATAGGTACTCCATAGGATGTAACGTCAGGAAACAATACTTGCTGGGTCGGCATAGTTTCTAATCGGTTTACACGACGATGAAGACAGAAAATACAAACTGTCTGAAAAAGAAATAGGCTAGCGGCAATAGGTAATAAAATAGGGATGGTCTCCATTCCTTTTTTATATCCTTATCTTTTTAGGACCGTTTAGTAACGTCGTCCTCTTCCTTGACTAATATACAATAATGCAAGTACAGCTCCCAATCCTACTAAGAGAATAGGGACGTTTAATACAACTATTCCACGTTTTTCATAGTTTGTAGGAACTGTACAAATCATACAATTATTCCCATCTTCTCCGCGAATATCAGAATCAATTGCTTTGAGTAGGTAATCTTTTATTACAATATTACGATGGGCAACTGTAAAGATACGATTCAGATCACCAGCAAGACAAGTATATAAATCAATATGCATATCAAGAGGAAAGGCTGTTTCCAGAAGTTTTTCAGCTCCGCGCTTGCTGATAAGATATCCTGTAAAAGGGGAGCACGTATTTGTTATCCAAGGACCAAGATTCTGTTCTTTTACAGTCGTAGGATGTGGTTTGCCTTTGTATTCATAATACCACTGTGTAGGTACATTAAAAAACCAAACATCAGGTACTTGTGGAAGAAGAGTGACATCCTTTAAAGCATTTTGAAAATCTTCCAAAAACCCGTTATATATTAGGGCATCATCTTCTAGAATCATTGCATATGGGTCGGGGCGTTCGAGAAACTTTTTCCAAACACTTGTATGGCTCAGATAGCAGCCTACACCGCCTGCAGAGTCTAACTCTTCGTGGTCTCGCCGGATATGTTCTTTTACATTGCGTTTTGTTCTAAGAGAAATACGATCATCCTTCATGACATCTATAGCGGATCCATTGACCGCTTCAAATCGTTCAAATGTATAATGTTTCATAAGTTCTTGAAGTTCTGGCTGGTTGGAAAAACGTTCCCAACGATCTGTACGATGTTTCAGATTAATACAATAAATATGGATTCCTCCTTCCATGCTATTAAGTTACTAGATAGTTCCTGCTAAAGCAGTCCATTGGCCTAGCCAATCTGTAAACATTTGTGCGCAAGCTCGTGCCGCTTTTGCAACAGCTGCTCGTGCATCTACATCTTTTCCAGATTCCACACCTACGCGTAGAAGCATTTCATCACGCAAGGGATGAGGGACTTTATAACCAACAAAGGTTATTTCACCTGCATCGTATTCATTCTGCTCCATCCAAGTGCTCAAAAGATTACCAAGTGTATGGTCTTCTTGTTGAAAGATAAAGTCAAATCCTTTCATACGCGCATCAGCCGGCCGTATCTTTAACGATTCAGGAAGATCACCGGAATCAATAGAAGCATATACCAAAAGTTTCTTTTGAAGTACTTCAATCGCACGATGTACAATATATACAGGATCCAGTACACCCACACTTTCCACTATAAAGTCAAAGCTGTAGGGTTCACCGCGTTCATCCATTTTATAACATCGCTGAATCTCCATTGTTGCAAACTCGCGCTCAAGTTCGCCTTTCCGAGTAGAGTTTGATTCAAGCTCCGTGGCATTTACCTTTTTGTGATTAATAAGCCACGTTGTAAACAACTCTTTTTTTCTTTCTTCAGAATCATCGCGTGTATATCCATAGGCACACCGACTTGTTACAGGCATAAACTGCGCATTTTGGCGTCCAGTCCCTACTGTAGCTACAGCCTCAAAAGAAAGTGCCTCTGGTTCTTGTGTGCCTACTCGCCCTTTCAGAACTGCCAAAAGAGCTGTGTCGCGTGTAACAGGGTCAGGATGAAAGAACTGGACACTCGGCACTAGAAGAGGATCTTCTTCGGGTCCACGATTCTTATATACTTGGATATCAGCTGCGACAACATCAAGTGGAATTGTAGAATCATTTACGACATTTAATTTAAACGTATATTCGGATGGATTCCATTCTGTAGGTCTCTCTATATGAAGTGGTATAAGACCAATGCGGTGTGCCAACATTTCATTGCTCATTGGCGTGCTATTTTTAGTTATTATGATATCTGATGTAGTACCGGTGTCTGTAATATCAGATTTAAATCCGACTGTCTCCACATCAGTTATCATACTGCGACGAAGAGTATTTGCATATGAAACTTGGGTGGGCTCGAGACGAAATTTGATTGTATTAGGAGTATCTCTTTTTAGATCCTTGAATACCGAATCTACTGCAGCCGCAGGAGCAGCCGCCGCAGTTTTTGCTTTCAAGGCACGACGTTCAGCCATTGATTTAGGAGGAGGTGCCGACATTCTAATTGATAGCTTCTTCTTGCTATAGCCAACTCAATTTTAGGTGGCGCCTGTTAGTTGCGTTTATTTCCTCCGGCATCTCTACATATAAAGAATAGTGGGAAACTACCTGAATGAATCAGGCAACGAATATTTGTTTTTATAGTAATAAGTGCCAATGGTCAAAGGCATTTATCACAGAAGTAGCTAAAACTCCGTGGAAAGGTACGTTTCGGTTTATATGTGTGGATCCCGGGCCAAATAGGCCTCAACTTCCTGGATGGCTCAAAAAAGTTCCGACAATTGTTATTGCCGGTGAAGCAGATCCTCGCACGGATTCTGAGGTTATGAATTGGCTTTATGAGAAACGAATGAAAGAAAATGGTGGTGGAACAGCACAGTCGGGGGCACCATCTTCTTCTGCTGAACCTGCTGCATTTAGTATGTTTGAAAATGTCAGCTTTGCAAAGGGATTTGGATACAGTGGAATAGACGTTGATACAAGTTCACAAGGTTCTGGAGGTTCTACGATTCCTGGTGCGTTCTCATTTCTAAATGGGGGGGCTTCCGATGGTGATAGACTTTCACAAGATCCTGGAGGTCCCGCTCCGCCAACAGGTTCTCAACGTCGCTCTAAAAAGGAAGAAATGTTTGATAAACAAATGGAGGCATATCAGCGTGATAGAGAATCTGGAATGCCAAAGGGTCCTGGCAGAACATAGTTGTATTTATTAGAATGAAACATTCAACTCCTGGCATCGGACTCGGTGTTGGTGCAGTAGCTTTAAATACGTGTCCTTCAACGGATGAGAGTATTTTTTGCCAATTTTCTCGTTTTTTTCAAGTCGTAATGATGATTTTTACTCTTGCCATATTGGCTTATTTTGTATATACATTTGTAACTCCTTATCTTTTTAAAAAAGGGAGACGTTAAAGAGCGTTAAATAATCTAAAGCACATTCACGTATTCTTAATAGGAAGTCATGAGTTTGCTAGGCGCATTTAACAACCAGTTGATCCGTTTCTTTCAAGAGTTAAAACAAACTTTTCCGGAAGAACGTGATATTAAACTTGCTTTGGAGGCAATTGAAGCTGTGAAGAAAATTAATCCAAAGATGATTTTGGATCTTTTTTACGAGAATGTATATGCTGAACTACACGAGGCAATTTCACGCGAAGATGAAGAGTTTGTAATAGAAACTGCAAGAAAAAAGATTGGAAATCAATACAATGAAATGTCAGCCGCACTTCTTATTTTTGATAAACATTGGCCAGCAATGACAGAAGAGAATCATAAAGTTATTTGGGATTATTTAAAAGTTCTATGCAAGTTGTGTGAAAAAGTTCGGGCCGCAAAGATTACACTTTAGGAATACACAGCGTAAAGAAGTTTGAATATCCCTTCAAAGATTATACAAGAGATGAGTACCCCCCTGCAGGATGCCTTTCAAAAGAAGTATGATGAGTTTGCTGCAGATTTGAAAACTGTATTTCCGGAACTTGAACTGGAAATTAGCTGTGCTGCCGTATTAAAACTTCCTGAGAGTATTACACGATATCATAAGGAAGTATGTAATAAACATACAAAGAAAGATGATACGAATGCGGCGCCTGGTATTGTTTTACCTGGTGTTATCATTGAACCCAGTATGTGGGGGACATTGAGTCGTACTTCTCAAGACAAGATATACAAATATTTGTCTATCTTGGATCTTTGTTCTATATACGAAAATGCATCTGCCACTGATATTTATAACAATCCAGAATTGAAAGAGTGGGCGAATAACATTACGAAAGAGTGGCGCAGCAAGTTAGACAAGATTGATTTTGAGTCAATCTCTGAGAAGTTCAAAGATATGTTTGGAGCGGGTGGTGCTATTCCTGCTCTTCCTGAAAAGTTCTTAAAAGGAAAGTTGGCGAGATTAGCTGAAGATCTTGTCCGCGAGTTTAAACCAGAAGATTTTGGGCTCCGGCCTGAAGATATAGCAGCAGTGGAGAAAGATCCAACTCGTGCATTTGAGATTCTTATTGAGGCATCTACATCTAAGCCACATCTGTTACAAAATGCTATGACACGTGTTGGTAAAAAACTTCAGGACAAAATGAAAAAGGGTCAACTCAGACCTGAGGAGTTGGCAGCAGAAGCAGAGGAGTTAATGAATGAATTCAAATCGCACCCGGCGTTTGCTGAAATGATGAAAGCATTTAAATCGGCATTTTCATTTGATGACCCTGTAGCTGCTCGTGCTGCTGGACGTGATAATGAAAGTCGTCTTTCTATTGTAAAAGCACGTCTGCGAGCAAAACTGGAAGCCAAGCGAGCAGCCGGTGGTGGTAAGAAATAAATATCCCTCCCCACAACACGATATAGTATCAGCTATTAGAGGGCCTGTGCCATGAAGCTATATCCATTTTGCGATCCATATGTTTGGGAAAATAGTAAAGTGTTACTTGTGACCGGTTTGTTTGTTAAACAACATAAACACGGTAGATGTGCTAGCGAGTATGTGAATAATATGATTCTCGTGTTCATATTAGCATTTACTGTTGGTGCTATTCTTTCTGTGTTTCTCCATTCATCCTTGCCCATAGCTTTTCTCTTAGGCGTGGCATTTCTCTATTCAGTTCCTTCCGTATGGACACTTTTACAAATAAAATCCGAGAGTGAAGGATTTACTGATGCAGCTGTACCAGAATCTTCTGGTTGTAGTTCGCAACTACATGCATTGAAAGAATGCTATAAAAATCGTGATCTCGACTATGCTGAATGCCAACGATTTAATGAGTCCCAGAAGTGTGAAGAGAAGCGCGATGAAAACTCTGTTAAATGTGAGCCGTTAAAAGGGGCTTTAGATAGTTGTTTAACCAAACAGAAGGAAACGCCATTTACAGAAGTGTATGATGTTATTGGTTCTAACGCAGCCCCACCAACTCTTACTCTTCCGACAGCTCGCAACCCTTTTATGAATGTTCTCATTGATGAGATTAAATACAATCCTACACGCCCTATGGCTGCTTCTGTAATGGATTCAAGCGTCAAAGTATCATTGGACGATTTTTTCCGTACAGAATTTACATCTGACCCTACAGATGTATTTGGACGCTCACAAAGTCAACGCCAGTTTGTATCAATGCCTAGTACAAGTATTCCAAGTGATAGAGGTTCCTTTCAGGACTGGCTTTATAAGATAGATGGAAAGACGTGTAAAGAAGGCGGTCGTGAAGCTTGCCTTCCGGGAACAGATGGTGGAGCAGTTACTTGGTTAAATGTAACTCCAGAAAGTACAAACTAGTCAGCGCTTGAAAGGTTGTGTTAGCAACTTCCCTCCCTTTTTGCAAGAAAACTTACGCAGAGTCTTCCCCCGAGTCTGGAGAACACTCCCCGTACATATGGCAATTGCTGCTGATTCTCTAGAAGCTGGTGTAAGATACTTTCCAGATTGAGCCCCAATACTTCTTCTAACCTTTTTGATACAATGACAAAATTTTTTAGAAAGAAACTTACTACGGGTTTGTGCCATTCTACTGAGAGTTTCTATGTTATTCTATCGCCACCATACAGAAAGGGAATGCAGGTCAATCGCCTCACTCATACCAAAGATGATACCTGTGGAATTGAACAATATTACAAGCAGTCAGTTGGCCCCGGCGCATATACTACGACAAACTTAGTTCCTGATTCTCGTGAAGTAAATCCTCTTGCTTCCAAGGAGCTTCTTATGTATGCGCGTGAAGGATTTGGTGCTAATAATAAGCAGATTGATTCGGAATCAGTTCTGAAAAATCAACCCGAGTTCAGTGATAAACGGTGTACGATTCGTGCACAGGCACGTCCGTTTTTGGGAGTACCTTATATGGGTGGTGGTCGTGGAAATGCCGAAGTGGAGACCTTATTACTACACTCCGAACAAGTGCGTCAAGGTAAAGAATGTGGTACAGTAACTGAGCAGCAGTTTGATGGTGTGTTTGTTCCTCTTATTCCGACAGTAAAGGCGAATATTCAAAAACCTGAGAATATTATTCCAGAAATGGCATCGCCCGGTTGGATTCGCGGTGGTTTACCAAGTCGTTCTTATATTCGCGATGTAAATTGTTAATATGCGGTTAGTATAGAAATGACACACACTCGCAAGGCGAAGAATTATTTACGCAGAGGATTAAATAGTGCAAGAAACTTTATTGGGTTTGGCTTTAAAAAGCTAAAGAATTTTGCTAAATTTGGATTAAAAAAAGGTAGCAATCTAACACGGTATGGAATTAAAAAGGGCAAAAATCTTTCCCGGCGTGTCCGGCGATTATTTAAATAGGACTTTTTTGAAAAAATACATACAATCAGAATGGCATCACTATCCGAGGCATTTCCTGTCCCAAATAGCGCTGCTCTTGAATCTGTAGAGAATCCACAGAGATATGAACAACTTCCGGAATTTGTACGTCACGTAAAGGAGCGACGACACATTCTTGGCTTAGTAGGAGGTAAGGAAGTTGGACAATCATCTGGAAATATGGCAGATCTTGAATCTGATTTACTTGGCATTACACGTCCTAACTCTGATTCTACAGAGCGGCACCATTTATTGCAAAATAATATGGATAAGATTATTCGTGTAAATCCAAAGGGAACAGTCACCATTGATGCTACACCAGTACCATTATCAGCTTATCAACAATGGGCATATCCAAGTGTTATAGCCCCTATTCCACTTGAAAAGGAAACGTGTGTAAAGCCCGAGAAGTTCTAGACTCACGATAGCAAGCGCACATATGGCTATATCAGTAAAACAACAAGCTCTTACACGCCCAAAGTTTGATGATTTCCACCAAGTTGATGATATGCGTATCACGTCATACGCACTTCGTTATTATTTAAATACTCCGGATAAAAACTGTCCGACAAGCTATCCGGTAGATGTTACAACACGCATTCAAGCATCAGGTGCCTCGTGGCCAGTTGGAATGTGGAAGACGGATGTAGAATCGGATTTAAAAGGTATTAATCGTATGGGATCTCGTCTACGCTCAAACGGGAAACTCTATAATCCTGATACAAATGTAATGAATAATACACCATTACAGGCGGCACCTGACGAGTCTACTCCACAACTTTTTCAGCGGCTTGTGAACCCTCCTTGTACACTTCGTGCTACAGGATGGAATCGCTGGCAACCTCTTCCTCATCAAGCGCAAATTACATTTGAAACACCCTTTGACCATTTTATTCCATCTCGGTCTCTTGATAAGGAAAGATGTAAGACACACGGCGGTTGTGATAGGGCGTAGTGTGATAGTACGAAACATTGAAATCTAAGCACTGTGTGCCTAAATTTCAGCGCGAAGTAGTGACATTTATGATTTTGACAACATTACGTAGTAGAGTATGGAAGCTGTAGGATTATTTGCATTAGCGGGTCTTGGCTATTTAGTCACGAAACTCTCTGGTGGAAATGAAACAGAAAACTTTGATTCAGGGGCACCACGTGGGCCTGATGCGGATCCTCTTACAAAAGCCACACGAGGAGCAGCTCCGAGAGCAGCTCCTCAGGAACTTGATTTAATGTATCAAACTAGTTCTGGTACACTTCCAAGTGAACCAAACCCCGGTGTTCAAGGTACTTTAATGAACTATAGCGCCCCTCAACCAAGAAGAGTTCCAATGAGTCCTGATACACAACCTAAACCAGAACCAATCGAATCAGCTACACCGACGGTGGCAATGAATCCTGCGGGTATTCAAGCACAGCCTAGCTATATAGAAGGATTTGTTACAAGTGAACTGACGGGACAGCGTGTAGAAAGTTCTGATTTTACACATAATAATATGGTACCATTTTTTGGAGGACGTGTGCGTCAAAATGTTGGTGCGAATGCAAATTCTGGTATCTTAGATTCCTTTACTGGTTCTGGTATCACACAAATCGCAAAAAAAGAGATTGAACCAATGTTTGATACGGCTCGTGCCCCCTATGGGAATCCATTTGGGATGGAAGATCAAACAGATTTTGTTCAGAGTCGTATTAATGACCCACGAAATCGCGCCGGCGAACGCCCTTTTGAGCCTGTTCGTGTAGCTCCTGGTGTAAATGAAGGCTTTGCTGCAACAGGTAAGGGGGGGTTTCAGCAGTTTGAAGTGAATCAATATATGATTGATAATATTCGTCGCACTGATGATTTACGCACGAGTGATAACCCAAAAGAAACATACAGTACACCTGTTGTTCCTGGTCAACATTTTATAGGATTAGCATCACAAGAGTCAGGAGAAGTTCGCAAATACCGCCCTGATAAATTCTATATTGATGAGACTGGGGAGCGGTTTTTTGTGACGACGGGTGATGTTATCAAAGAGACCACTCGCCCTATCCAGGTAATGAAGCATGTGACACGTCCTGAAACAAACTCTGATGCTATGGGTCCTGCTACATCCCAAGAATTTGGCGAATCCTATGTTGTTGGTTCTTTTCGCGCCCCTATGGTTCAACAATATGGTGGTGCTGGATACCGTAATGCAGATATGACAACCTATACAACTGCGAACACAGATGCGCCTGAAGCTGATTATGGTAGGAGTGGATATGAAGTGCGTCCAAATGAGCGTAATGCGACGAGCGAGCGCACAATGGGTCTTAATATGGTGCCTGCGGAGGCTGGTGCACTTACAGTTCACTATGATGATCCTAGTCGTCCCACCCGTCGTCAGGAAATGGTGGGAAATATTCGCCAAACGGGGACTCCTGTTGGATATGCTCAAGGTGCTCCTGCTATTACAGTATGGGATCCAAGTGATATTGCACGTACTACAGTACGTGAAGGTACTATCAACTGGAACTGGATGGGACAAGCTGCGCCTGGTGCAGATGGAGCCACACGTCTCAAAGTCTATGATCCTGAAGACATTGCTCGCCCTACACAGAAATCTCAAATCTCCGCGAAATCTGAATATTATGGTACATCTAACTCTGTAAATAAGGATTTTACTAGTCACGATGCCGCATACAATATGCGCCTCAATCCAAGTAAGCAAGAGATTGCTTTGGGGCGTGATCCAATGCACGGAAATGGAGGGGCGCTGGCAGTCTTTGATGGGAATATTCATCAGACGGCAAAGAAGATTGATGCGGATATTGTAAATGATCGCGCGAATGCTGTGAATCGTGTCGTGGGGATGACTACGGGTGTAGGTGATATTGGCCAAGTACGCCCGCGAGTACCTCTCAAACTAGATGTAAGTAGACAACGGAATACAATGGATATGGTGGCGGCGGTGAACTCCAATCCTTTAATGGCTTCACAGAATCTGGCATATAATGCGCAACACGATGAGAGGCTTTTACAAGAAATGCTTGCAACTATGTAAAAAATTATTTCATATTATTTATTAGAAATGGGGGCTAATTCTTCAAGGCCAGAAGAAGGAGGAGCAGGAGGAAGAGAGGAAGAAACATTTACAAGTGGTGAATATCCACCTTCAGTACAGAAATTATTAAAAAGAATAAGAACAAAATATCAAAATATAGGCTACTTAAATGAGAGCGAAATTGAACAAATGGTAGAGGATGATAAAACAGTTATCCTTAAAAGTCTTTCAAATTTAGATGGACTTGAGAACGTAATACAGATGTTATATAGTGATAGAAAAGGAAAAGGAGGCGAAGAGAAAGCTACTAAATCAGTAGGCGACCTATCCCCAGGTTTTGGAGTTGAAGGCTTCGAAAGAATGAATGCATCTGCTAATAATTATGATTGCCTTATTCATTCATTTCTTACGGCTACTTCTCAAAATTTTCGTTTATTAAATCAAACGTCTAAAGATGAATTTGCTAACTTTTTTCGACGAACTATTTTTCTTGGTTTACCCCTTGTTGCCTGTTCTATTCAAGTAAAAGCAGAAAATACTCGTGTAGAAAAACAAGAAAAGAAAAATATTGTAGATACTATACAATCTGCAAAAGGTTATTTACAAGATAATATAATATTTCTTTTGGCTGCACAATTTCATGTTAATATCTTAACTGCAACTTCCGATAAACGTGTATATCTTTTTAATTACCATACTGCAGATTCATTAAGAGAACTCGGACTTATACCAAAAGATTGTAAATTTCCTCGCAAGTTTGAAAGAACTATATCTATTTATACAAGTGGAGATCATTTTGAAGCTTTACGTCATAAACGATATGGTTATAATTTACCAGAAGAAGTTGTTGAAGGTATTTTATTATTAAATCAACAACGTCAAAATCAACGACGGCCACAAAGTCAAGAAGAACGAAATCTTGAAGAAGCTTTGAAAGCAAGTTTATCAGAAGCGAGTGCAGTTCCTAGTCGGCCACTAAGTGAAGAAGAACAGATGGAAGCAGCTATTGCAGCAAGTTTATTAGAAGGGAGTGCAGCTCCTCAAAAAAAGTCCTCTATGACTAATCAAGAAATCGCAAAAGAACTTGGAATGACTCTTGAAGAGCTACAAGGACTTAATATTAAAGCTATACGTAGAGCTTTTGAACAAGGAGGCGGTGGTACTCGTAGAAAGAAGCAGAAAAATAGACGTACACGGCGTCAAAAACGCTACTTAAACTTGTTTAAGTGAAACTCAATAGGAATGGCGACTAGAAACACTTGTAAAGGTGCGCTGCTTGTTAGCGGCGAACCTGGAACAGGTAAAACACGATGGATACGAGAAGAAGCCACTTTTGCAAAAGCGAAATTGTTTCGCTGGAATGCGCGAACAGATCGCAGCTTGCGTGAAGGACGTGAAGTACTTCATCAACAAGTACGTTCTAAAGAACGTCTATTTGTTTGGATTGAAGGCGCAGATGATCTTACACAAGAGGCACAGGCATTTCTTCGTCGTATTTTGGAGACTGCCGCACCAAACGTTACTTGCGCATTAGAAGTTCGTGAAATGTGGAAACTCTCACCGCCGATTCTTTCACGATGTACTGTTGTTACAATGCGCTCAGAACAATCATATAGAACTATACGAAATATAGCTATTGCCACACATCTTGGACTTTCTATTACTCCGACACTTGAAAAGGATCTTCCGGATTGGCAAGATATTCCGCAACTCCGACGTGATGGTATAAATCCATATTATTTGATTGAGCGAATTACTGAACATTATGGGCTAGAAAATAAGATGGTACAAGAATGTTTACGAGCAATTGGAGCAGGATCATCACCTTGGATTCAAATAAGTAATTTCCTTTTGAATATTCCCTCGCGTTCTAAACTGGAATGATAACTCCAGACAATATCCAGATATTCCACCTAAATGGACTTAACAGGAGAAGGTGTTGGAGTGTACGCAGAAGCAAAAGGTGAGTATACGAAGCAGTTATGTCAGTATTTACTACCAGCACTACAGCAGTATTTTCTTGATATGCTTGATGATGCTAAACAAAAAGAGGCAAATTCTAACAAAATCCTGCTTATGTTTCAAAAGCTGTTAGAAGAAGTATCCGACTGGAATGTGGATAAAGTTCAACGTGAAACAAGTGCTCTTACTACCGCGACACACTGTGATTATTTAGAAGAACTTCTCACAGCAGTATTTATTGCCCATACAAAAGTTCTTTCTGCTATTCGTCTTACAAGCAAACAAAAGAAACTACAGATTACAATTCCTAGATTAGAACATTTTCTTCATAGAACTCTTACAGAATGTTCTCGCCTTATTTGGAGTAGTACATATCTATTTTCTACAGCGGCTCCTTCTATTGAGCGTCAGAAAAATCTTCGTCAGATTGAAACTATACTACACGATGGGATTCAACACGCAATTCGTAGTATGTTACCTGTAAAAAACATTCTTCGCGAATACTTGAAAGAAGATGATGATGATGAGGAAGAGGAAAAGGAAAAGCTTGAGGAACCTGAGGAAAAGGTTGAGGAACCTGAGGAAAAGCCTAAGGGGAAACCCGAGGAAAAGGTTGAGGAAAAGCCCGAGGAGAAACCCGAGGAAAAGCCCGAGGAGAAACCCAAGGAAAAGCCAGAAGAAATACAATTCACAGGACTTCAAACAACACCTTTAGAGATAATAAAAGAAACAGAAGATTTATTTGAACCACCCGAAGAAGAAATTAAGATTCTTGAAGGTTCCCCGGAACCCTTAGATGGGTTTGAAGATTTAGAAAAATCAAATGAAATTCTTCAAATGGACTTTGAAGAGTTAGCTTAAACGCGTGAGAGGAACTCTCTTTTTTTCCTATCTGACGCCCAGAATGTCACAAACTCCCTTGGTCACTGGAATGGTATTAGGCGGAGTTATTATTTCATCACTTGGAGCTGCAAGTACGCAATTTATTGAAGAAAAAGCTCCAACAGCAAAAACGCTCGGTCGCGATTTCATTATTGGGGCTGTAATGGTCGCAATGATTATGCAACTTCTTCCTGAGTCATCCACAAGTATTGTAGAGTTTGTTATGGGACTTGTTCCTCTAGCTCTGTTTTCTAGTCAAAAAACGGAGATAGTTGAGGCAATAGTAGAAGAACAGGAAGTAAAAGTAGGTGTTCCGCGATTTTGATTATTTCTTATTCTTGCGCGTACCCTTCTTAAGATATGACATACTTCCAAGAACATGACGCACATTGAACTGCTTGATGATATCAAGTTTGATATTATATTCCTTGATGAGATGTTTCATAACACGAATAACGGTATTATGAGTCTTAAGAAGATCTTTCTTATGATTGGAATAATCCGAATCTCCAACAAGCTCAAATAGCGCATTCCGGAGATGCGCCATACCGTTTACAGTAGATAGTGCATAGCTATACTGTATATCCTTATCTTCTACTCCCGCAATACGACCCACATGTTCTAACTCCGCATTTGCCCACTCCATTACACCCTTCGCCGTAGAATTATACTTATGTACAGTCATTCTATTCATATTCAAACAAATAACTGCCATTTTTTAACATCACCAACTTCTGATGGATTTACTTGAAATCGATCAAAAGCAGGATGTTTTAGTTGTTGTGATGGTACTGCTCCGTGTACATATGCTGCGATATGTTTATATAAATCAAAATCGGGAAAACGCTCAGAACCATCTGAATTTATAAGAACATTTAAACCATCATCATCAAGCATCCAAGTCCAAACACAATTAAAAAGAGGTGACACCGTTTCATTAATTGTAATACCATCCTCGCAGCTGAGTACAACACCATTTTCTAAATCTTCAGGCGGTTCAGGAAAAAGAGATTGAAATAAACTTACTGCAAGACGTGATAAATCAAATGATGGATTTGGATGAATCTTTACTAACGAATTTGAATTAATAGAATCAAACGAATATTGACCATCCGCATCATTTCCTTCACAGAAATCATCACTGATATATTGTTTTTGATTAATACTAAAAATGGCACGACCAAAATCAATAATACGAAATAATTTACCAAATGTGGGGACTTTAAATGTGGCACCAGATGTCAGAGTATAATACATATATTCTTCTGTTGTAGGTGTCCATACAATATTATTTGTATGGAGATCATTATGTGTAAATCCAAATATCTTCTGAGCTACAATAAGTCCTGCAATAACTTGAAAGAGCCAAGCAGACCAACGTGTTTCCCATTCAGGAGTTCCAGGATTCGCGCCAATCTCATTTATATTATCTAAAAGTTCATCCATTGTTCCACTATTGCGTTCAATCGCAATAAGCATTACAGGAAAATCATTTAGTTCAGAATATATTTTATATAACTCTTCAAAGGGTAAACTTTCTTGAGAAGAAGTTTCAAAATCGTTTGCAAAGGATACCTCGGACATTTCATCAGAATGAAGCGAATCTATATCTTGAATTATAATCTCTTCATCTATAATTTCAACATCGTCGTCGTCTTTTTCAACAAAACTTTCCACTGTATCTTGTGAACCAGATTCATCATCGGAATTAAGAATAGAAGGTTCTTTCAAAAAATCATTTTCTGTATTATCTTTTCCACCAGATAAATCGATAATATGCATTTTATAAAGTCCTTTTTTCTGACCATTCCAGAACCAACGAGCATTCCGAAAGCTGCCAAACTCCTCCGTCATATTAAATCTATAAATATCGGCTCTAGCACAAAATGCTCCATAGAACTCGTTAAAATGCGGGGATATTCCTTCATCGCGAAGACGGCCCAATGCATACGATGCGACTGCCTCTACATATGCCTGGTTACACGGATCTTGTAACTTCGTCCAAGCGTGTGTCCAGGTTTTATTATGCCACGGAAGACCATTTTGTTTTGGAAGACTATATTTTCCCTTCATCCAACGCACAGGGTCCAAAAGATGAGTTACTTTCAAATAAGCAGGATGTTGTTTCCTAATATTTGTACCAGAACAATCTTTGTTTAGAACTAAATTTAAAGAACAGGGGCCTGATGTTCCTGAAATATCAATACCATTGATTTGCCATTTAGAATCAAACCATACATCATTTGCTTGATGTTTATTGATGCGATAAAGTTTGGTAAGTGTTGGAAAAAATGTTTGAAGAGAATTAAAGCCTCTTACTTCAGTTAGCTCTTTAGGAAGTGGGGCTAACCGGAAACGTGGGGTGGGTAAATTCATACCCCGGAGATTGTTATCCATTCTTACCAGAAGAAAGAGGCTTTAGTTTGCGGCTTGACGCAGGTAAAAAAAGTATTTGTATAAGCAGTTGTAAATGGCGGGGGCAGTAAATGTATCATTGAAGAAGTTTGATATGCGAAAAATCCCTCAAGATGCTGTGGTGATTTTTATTGGGCGTCGTCGTACTGGTAAATCAACTCTTGTACGCGATCTCTTGTTTCACCATCAAGAAATGCCGCTTGGCACTGTTATAAGTGGTACAGAAGAATCTAACTCGTTTTATGGAAAAATGATTCCGCCGCTGTTTATTCATGGCGAGTTTTCACCAATGATTCTAGCCAACTTTGTGAAACGGCAAAAAATGATTATGGGACGTATTCAACGTGAACAACAAGGAGGTGGGAAATCTCGTCTTGATCCACGATCTTTTATGATTCTGGATGATTGTATGTATGATGATAGTTGGACACACGATAAGAATATTCGGTATCTGTTTATGAACGGCCGTTGGTTAAAGGTATTTTTTATTATAACGATGCAATATCCCTTGGGTATTCAACCAGCTCTACGTACAAATGTCGACTTTGTGTTTATTTTACGCGAACCTTATGCAAATAATCGCAAACGTATTTTTGAGAACTATGCGAGTGCATTCCCGAGCTTTGAGTTTTTTTGTCAGATTATGGACCAATGTACGCAGAACTATGAGTGTCTTGTGGTGGACAATACAAGTCAATCAGCAAAGCTGGAAGATTGTATTTTCTGGTACAAGGCTGATTTACATCCTGATTTTCGTATTGGAGCGGCGGAATTCTGGCAACATTCTGCAAACTACTTTAGAGATAAACAAGAGGAGGAGGATAATGCCTTTGATCCAATGAATGCGCGTAGACTAAAAGGACCTTTGCTCAACGTGCAGAAAAAGAACTAATATTCATATCAAAAAAGTGTTATTTATCTTCTAGATAACACGGTAGATGAAGGTTGACCTATATTCAGTAGGCCTTATTGCTGCCCTAGCTATCTTTCTGCTTGTCGCAGATCGTTTTCTTCGTATTAATCCCTATTTAGCCAGCGAAGGATTTCAAGTCTATGGACAACCTCAACGGTGTGGAACGGATTTAGAACCGTGTCCATTTCCGAAACGCTGTATGAATGGATTTTGCCAAATATCTGATATACCTGAACTACACGATAGAAATCCTCTTCCGGTAGTCCCTTAAAATGCGCCCCCTACAATAGAAATGAAAGTTAACAGAGGATATTCTCTTTTTGGACTCGTATTAGTTCTTCTTGCAGCTGTGGCATTTTTACCAATGATTCGTCGTACATTTGCGCGTTCATTTCCTGAGGGTTTCCAAGCAATGGGAGGTGTTGATTCACGAAAGGGAGATTGTAAAGGTGTATTATGTAAAGAAGGTGAATTCTGTCAGGAAAATATCTGCCGCCCTGTAATGGCACCTATCACAAATAACTATTTTCCTGAAAAGTAATAGATGAAAGCTAGACAGACTCGTCGTAAAAGAAAACTCCAACGTGGAGGAGATAATAATAATAAATGGACTAATAAAACATCACAATTTCAGCAAGCACTTCAAAAACTTAGAAATGCTGGAAAATTGTTTGGAAAAAATACAAAAAGGTCAATGTCAAAGTCAAAGTCAAAGTCCAATAAAGATTAGTTAATCAACATTTAAGAAAGCTCTTTAAAAGAGTTTTCTTAATTGATTTTGTTTGGAAATTCTTTACAATAACATAGTATATCCATATGTTTTTTTCATTTCTATATGCGAAATACCGTGAACACCAAGAACAATAGAAGCTAGAAGAACTAATACAAGCATATTATACACTTCAAGACGACATAATTTCGCATAGCATGTAATGCCAATATATAATGCATAGATCATCAAAAGAGCACTCAGCACATGAGTAAACACAAGGGGGCACATCTATTTTTACGCGAGATTTCCTGAAAGATCCTTTGATTCCAACTTTCGTGCCATTGCAAGATCCGCAGGACCCGTAGAACCGAACATATCGGAAAAGGATGCTTCGGTAACTACAGTCTCATCTGAACCTACCGTAGGCTTCTTAGAATTTACACGACCACGCTGTTCACGTTGAAATAATTCACGCGCCTCCTCATTCTCCTTGTATTTCTTCATCAACGTATTTAACTGTTCTTCAGCATACTCTTGCTCCGACACTTCTGCGGGCTCCGGGTCCCAAGGTAACCACTTCCCAACTTCACCTACAAAGATATTATGAAGAGTATCTTGACGTTGAAGCTTCTTTGAACGCGCCACAGCTTCTGCTTGAGAAGCGTAGACTCCGCGTACTTTGAGACCTCGCATAGTCGTCCGGAACTCATTCTTGGCATAAAACTCATCCTCCAGTTTTGCCTTGTTTGTAAAGAGATAGTCATCATATGCTTCTTTGAGCTTTGACTCTTTCAACTCACGCTCATTCTTCTTTACAAATTGATGAAAATCATCCATAAGCTTGTCAACGCGTAATTTTGAATTACGGCAAGTATTAGCGGCACCACTAAGATCTTTTGCATCTAGCGCATTTGCCTCCGCTTCAAGCTTTTCATTAACTTCATTTGCAGTCTTCATTAGATATGTCTCAAGATTCTTAGTTCGGCTTTGAAACTCGTAGGACTTAACAAACTGGCCGAACATATAAACATCTTTGTTTGCAAGAACCTTCTCCGGACTTAAGAAACTTAAAAGACAAAACTTCTGACCAGGGATTTCTACGTCCTCCTCAAGAAAATCTTCGTGCTCAGGCGTAGACATTATGGATTAATATAACGTAGTCCCTTTAAACGGAAATATACGAGAGTTGTAAAAAGAAAATCTATTTATGAAATATAGAAGCTATGAACTCTACATCTGAGATAGTCAATCGTGCCATTAAATATTTAGTGGAGGGTCTGTTTGTCGCTGTTGCCGCGATTTTTGTTCCCCGTCATAGGCTTCCTTGGGATGAAATTATGACACTTGGTGTGGTTGCCGCGGCAGTCTTTGCTATCTTAGATGTCGTGAGCCCTAGTATTGGCGCAACCGCACGTCAAGGCGCAGGGTTCGGTATTGGTGCAAATCTCGTGGGCTTTCCAGGTGCCCGTCTGTAAGACGATGAAATTAGCGCCAATATAGGCTTTTATGACAAGCGAACCATTTTATACTCTGCTAAAAACATATCAGGATACCCTTGAATGGGTTCAATAGAATAGCCGATCTCTTCCAGGTAAGAGAATAGATCAGCTTTCAACTTCTTTGCATCGACCCCCTCAGTCTCCATCCACTCTCCCCAGCACTCAAAAAGAATCTTGGGATATCCATTTCTTCTTAATGTTTCCTCAGCTCCTTTAAGAACTTCCAGTTCAACTCCTTCCACATCAATCTTGATAAACCCTATATTTCTGAGTTTAAATGAATCCAGAGTTTTTTCCATTACTGACATAGTCTCCCGTGTCTTATCTGCTTCCGAAAGTAATCTTATACCATTTCCACCTCCATCTTTTGAACGAATATAATATACCCCTTTTCCTTCCACCGAACTTAACGCAAATGGATACACTGTTATACGATCTTCAAGACCCTGTAAAGCTACATTTGCCGCTAAATAACAAAATGTCTTCGGACTACACTCAAATGCATACGTGTGTTCTGCTTTCTTGCCGCAGGTCCACGCATACGTCCCAACGTGTGCGCCAATATCTACAAAGACCTTATCAGGTGAAATAAATGTTTCCGTGACCCAGTTAATAAGTGACCGCTCGGCAATTCCTGACTCATAAAACCATTTCGCAACAGATATTTCTGGAAATAATACAAGCTGCTGCTCTTTATAATCAGCAGGGGGCTTGGGAAGACGTAAAAATAGCGGCTCATCACTTGAGGCGCTACCTTCGCGTAGTAAATACATCTAGATTGCCTTTGCGCAACAGCTTTATGTGGCATCGCTTATTTCATACAGACCGAATGAACTGCCAAGCCAAATCTTCACAGATTTTCTCCCAGATTTTATCTTGTACATAAAGTTTATCGCGATTTTTTAAGAGTGGAAATGAAGATAAATATTCATCTAACTCAAGTAACTCACAGAATTTATAAAGAACATATGAATATGATAAGAAATTACTCCTATCTTTTGGGCAATGTTTTTGAAATGCCGGCTGAATTTCTTTAAACATATATCTCAACTTCTCCTCAATCTCGCGACTCATTACAGGCGCATTCTGGCCATTTAAGCGATTAATAATATGCGGCACGTGTTCATAATATTTATTGTACTTGAGCTTCTTCAAAATCTCGCGGACTTTCTGTCTAGACAATGTACGATAATCCAGAATACGTTCTTTTTTAAGTTCTGCGCAAATAGATTCATATACTTCTTGAGGAATTTCAGTACTTTCTTTGGCCTGAAACTGCGCCAACCATTCATTAAAATGATTAATACGTTTATAAGCATAATAACTAACTTCCCTAGGAGGATCCTTATAACTTGGCTTATCTGAATCGACTAAAACAAACTCTTGATATCCACATTGAGTGCAAGTGAATACAGCTTCATTGGCACTAAAAATCATTTCTTTATTACATTGTTCACATTCTCCATATGGGTCATTTTCGATTTCATTTGTTCCACGTGCGTGTTCAGGATGTACTTTTAATAAATACTGTTCGAGAAGTTTATCACGATGTTGCTGCCCACGAACAGTTGTAACAGGTACAACTATTACATCAGACGTTTCATTGGCTGCAGCAGATTCAAGCGCTGCTAAAATAGAGCCAGGTTTTGATTTTACGCCTGCCCGTTTTACAGATGGTTCTTCTCCTTTTTGAATCTTTTCCTGTATTTCATAATATCCATACAAAATATCACCCGTATTTAAAAAATAATCATACATTTCATTTCCACCCTTGCGTGTAAAAAGTTCTTTCTCCAAGCCCCGTATTTTTTTTTCTAATGATTCATATTCAATCTCATCTGTAGTTTCACGTAGTCTTTTTTTTATTTCCGAAATTTCAGTATTAATCCTATCAAGTTCGTTTTCTCTTTCTTGTATATTTTGAATACGTACACGATGAAGTGAATCAAGTGTTGTTCTAGCTTCAGGGTTGCTACGTTTGGTAGGACGAATTTTAAAAAACGCATCGTGTGATGCCATACTTTCTACAAAGGGTTGAGAAGATTGTTTAGGTATTAAAGAAGTACGCGGCTGCTTCTTAAAAAAAGAAGTCCCCGGCAAACTCTGTAAAATGGTCTAAAATTCAGCTTAAAATGGACAAACACCCCGGCTTCGTTAAAAAAAAGCCACCCTTTAAAAATTATTTCTAGAGAAAGGTTATAAACTCAAATGACTGGTGGTGGTTTAATGCAGCTTGTTGCATATGGCGCTCAGGATGTGTACCTCACGGGCAATCCCCAGATTACTTTCTTTAAGGTGGTGTACCGTCGCCACACCAACTTTGCTATGGAGTCTATTGAGAACCCTTTCAACGGCTCTCCTGGCTTCGGCAAGCGTGTGACCTGCACCATCCAGCGTAACGGCGATTTGATCCACCGCATGTATCTCCAGGCCACTCTGCCTCAGGTGACTCTGCAGAGCACGGATGGCTCTGGTGCTCAGTTCCGCTGGCTCAACTGGGTGGGCCACAACCTTATCAAGTCCGTGGAGATTGAGATTGGCGGTCAGCGTATTGACAAGCACTACGGAAACTGGATGCACATCTGGAATGAGCTCACCCAGGAGCCTGGCAAGCAGGCCGGCTATGCCAAGATGGTTGGTAACGTGCCTGTGCTGACTAACCTGCTGGTGCAGGGTGGTGAGGGCTGCGATGATGAGTGCGCTGGTGGTGAACCCAACACAAGCAATGAGGCACTGAACTGCGCCCCTGCCTACACTCTGTACATCCCCCTGCAGTTCTGGTTTTGCCGTAATCCTGGTCTGGCCCTGCCTCTGATTGCCCTCCAGTACCACGAGGTGCGTATCAATCTGGAGTTCAACGATCTGCGTAACCTCTGCTGGGAGGTCACGCCCCAGAACACCACTAACTACCACACAATCAGGGACCGCGTGGCGTCTGCCAATCTCCAGGCCGCGTCTCTGTACGTGGACTACATCTACCTGGACACGGATGAGCGTCGCAAGTTCGCCCAGGTATCCCACGAGTACCTGATTGAGACTCTCCAGTTCACTGGTGCCGAGTCCATCACCTCTTCGGCCAACAAGCTG